AATGTGTTCAATTAAATCATCAAACCCTTTTAGGTGATAACCTGATCCTGTTGAATTGTTGCAACTTGTACTGTAATCCATTCGGTATTTTTCTGATCGCCACTTTTGACTAATTTGTGTCTTTGTTGGGTTATCATCTAACCCTAATGGTTTACCATCTTTAACGTGTACCTCAAATACATTAAATTTTTCATTTACTTTCATTGTTTATTGTTTTACGTTATACATTATGTCAAAGAACTTAATCTTTACACTAATATAAACATTTTATTAACAATAACATAAAAAATGTAGTTTTATAACAAAAAACAATAAATGTGTTATATGTGTAACAAATTGTTACAAAAAAAGGGTAACATTTCTGCTACCCCTTCCAAAACCAAAATTAAAACAGATTAAGAATTTGTTCCTTCAGTAATTGTAATAGTACCTGTTAAACCAGCGTAATCTACAACACTAAAAGGAAAGTCAATATCTTTAGTGTCAGAATCCATAAAGTTAGCAGGTGCAGTTTCTTGTGCGTTTAGCGTTAGTGTATATCCGCTTAAATCGGCCATTCCAGCTCCAGTGACGATGCTGCCGCCATTCACGTCTGCTCCGTGTTCTAATCCCATCATAAATACATTACCGTTATAATCCTCTACAGCTACGTGTGGTCTGCCATAGGCAAGAAGCTTTAATTCCTTGTTATCTTCTTTGGTAAGTTTTTTAAGTGTTAGGTTTAGTGTTTGGTCAAAAAACGTTGTACCGTTTTCCCTTGAAGCATTAATAGTTTGTTCAAAACTACTGTTGCCTTTTAGTTCGTATTTAAACGCTGTAAGGTTGTTAGATGTATCACCTGTTAAGTTTGTTATTTCGTCATTAGTTAGTGAAACCGTCCCTAATTTACCAAATGCAACAAAATAAACATTTTTTAGACCACCTACGACATCTTTACAGGGTTCTTTCCTCCCCAATGTTAAATCACAACTCATAAGTTATAGTATTAAAAAAGGGTAGGTAGGCACATTGGCTCACCCACCCTTTATGTTAGTTTATTTATTTATTAAGAGTAAAGTACAATGTCAGAACCGATGGCGTGTTGAATACCAGCAGTAAATCGCATTACAACTCTTACATTTTGACTTCCGTCAATATCAGCCATATCAATGACTTTTACCTCTTGTTGGTCGTTCATCAAGCCTGTGCCAAAGAATAAGTTGCTTTTTTCAGCAGCTACCATAGTGTCAGAAGCAAGACCTGAAGCCAATACAACATTAAGACCATCAAAAGTCAAAGCACCACCGTTAAACCATTGTGTACCTTGATCGTTAGTACCAGCAGCACCAACGTTAGTTGCAAATCCGCCCAAAGCACGTACATAGGCTCTATATACATTAGGTGCGACATAAATTAATAGATCGTCAGCACCGTAAACGCTTTGTGGAATAGCATCAGCTACCAAGCCCATTTTTGAAATAACATTAGAAGCAGTTACCGCAGCACCTGCACCTACATCTACTACATCACCGTCAGCAAGTAGTGTAGTTCTAAATCCGTCAAACTGTCCTTCTGTTGCGTTAGTACCACCCCAGATGTTGTTTTCCATTCTTTGTGCCACTTTAGCTGAAACGTGTGCAATTAAAAAGTCAGAAAAACTTGCAGGTAGATCAGAATAAGCTGAATAACCCATAGAAATTGCTTCCCAATCGGACACAAAATCCTTCTTACAAAGTTGTAAATTAACTTGAAATTCTTCTGGTGTTAAAATTCTTTCTGTTAAAGTCAAAGTAGAAGTTGCGTCAAAGTCGCAAGATCCATTTTTGACGATGTCATCAGAAGCTACTTTTTTCATCACTTCTTTAAATTTAATGTTTGGCTTGATAGTGATTAAATCGTTAGCCAAAGTCGTACCACTTAATAACGCTGCAGACACATAAGTTCCTGCAAACTCGCCACTATATGAGGTAGTAATTGATGCGGTTGTTCCCATTTTTTAAATATTTATTTTTTTAATTATTATGCTTCTGAAGCCCAGATACCTACACCACCTGTAACATACCAAGCAGTTTCAGCTACAGCTTTAAGTGTAACAAAATCCCCTTTGTTAGCAGTCGCTTTTGTGTTTACCCAATCTTTGTTTACAGTACCACTTGCAACTGAATCAGCAGCAGCGTTAGCAATGCTTCCATTTACACCATCCGCAGCATTAGGCGAAAGTGTAATAATATTGTTTCCATCAGCACCTGTGTTTCTAAACGTAAACTCCATACCTATATTGTTTGAATCAATAAGGGGTAGGGTAATAGTTAGAGCATCAGTTGCAATGTTAAATTCTGTACCAGCTTGGTTAGCCTCTACAGCACCAGACGTTGTCAAAGTTTCTTGCTTTGATCTTGCCCTTAATACATCATTTGAAGTTGTAATTGTAGCCATTTTTTTAAACTATTTTTATTTATTATTATTTACCATTCTTTGTAGTACCCTGTCCATTGTTGACATACCCCTTTTGTTTTTACTTAAAAGGTTTAATTGTTTGTCAGCAACTGCTTCTGGGTTGTGTTTTACTTTTTCAGGTTCTTGCTCACTCATTTCTTCTTTAGATGAATAAACAACCTTTGTAGTAGTTTCTTCTGATTTTACTTCAGATGAATTTTCTTCAGACATTTCTTCCTTTTCAATCATTGCTTTAATTTCTTCAATCATTGATTTTACCTCTGCAAGTTCTTCTTTAGTTGCATAAGCCATTTCTTGTTCTTCTTCTTCGGCTTTTACTTCTTCAGACGCTTCTTCTTCGGCAGGTTCTTCTGCTGCACCTATAGATGCAATAATACCTTCTTCTTCAACGGTAAGTTGCTCACCATCTTCAAGTGTATATTCGCCAATAGGTAGGGCTACCTTTTCTTCATCGGTAACGATAAACACTTCGCTTCCTGCTTCAAAAGTTTCACTTTCAATAACAGTACCGTTTTCCAAAGTAGCCTGTGCTAATTTAATTTCTGGTGTTTCTTGTGATGCTTCAACACCAACAAGTTCCTTTACTTTGTTTAACATATCTGTTGCTTTCATATATATACAATAATTTAATAATAAGTTTGTTATATTTTTAGTTTGCTGCCTCACAAGCTGCACAGTCATTATAGGCTACTACAGAATTTACTTTATGTTCTGCGGAGGTTTTAACGTGTGTAACTGTATAACAACCGCTATGGTTTGTATTGCTAAAATTAAAGTAGTAAACACTATTTACCGTTAGTTCAACATCTTCTATGTAAATTTCCTTATGTTGGCTATGACTACATCTTTGTAGCTTATAATAATACGTTATGTGTGGTTTAGTAATGTTACCTATGCCCTGTGCTTGTAAACTGCTATCGCAACATTCCCTTGAATATGTATTGTCTGGGCATAAACAGGCACGTCTATCATTTGTAGGGCTTGAATATCTTCCTTTTCTATATTTCATTTTATTGGCACACAGTTAGGCACTCGTTTACCGTTTTTCATCTTAAACCCTATCATTTCATACCCTGCTTGACAAGGTTCTTTAAGGTCTGCTTCTAATAAATCAAGTTCTTTTAGTTTAGAACCTGCCCAACGTAATCCAGCTTTACCACCCCACAGCAAATAAGATATAGTACCACAGGCTTTAGTATCGCCTTCGTCATAATATTCACCAGCCCTACTTAAATAGCTAAACATTCTTTTAATTGTTTCAACTGTTACAGCTTCTTTTTTGGCTAATTGTTGCGCTCGTACTTTGCCTACTTGGGTTGCACATTTATTATCTACCTTTTCGTTTAGTTCTATACCTTTTTTTGCGTTATTACTTACTGCATCAGGATAATCTGCATAGCTTTCAAACTCTTGCCTGTTATCAAATAGGTTTGTTAGTTGGTCTAATATGTGTTGTGCTTCTTCTTCTTCTATTTTTGCCAAATCGTCTTTTATAGACTTGTCTTTTGGTCGTTCTAACTTGTCTGCAAAGTAGCCTTCTATACTAAAACCTTTTACCTTATTTGTCTTGACGTAGTTTTCCCAGATGTCATCGTTTAAAACCTTCATAGATACCATCCAAGTTCCTACAGGTACGTCTAAACCGTAATGCCTTGTTTTATCTTGTTCGCCTTCTACAATCCAGCTTTCTACAACTGACAATCCTGTCAATGGTACTTCGTGTTCTAATGTAGAATTGTTTTGGTTGCCATTTATAAAAAACAACTCACTTGCTTTACGAACAGTTTTGCGTGAAAAGTAGATATAATATTCATTATCACCACTCATTCTAAAGATAGGCTTATTAGGTATCAGGGCTGCACCCATTAATATCCGCTTTTCTTTGTCTACTTCTGCAAATTTTACTACGTGGTTTTTAAGTGCTATAAAATCTTCTTCAATAGCAGGTGATTCTACCACAGAAATGGCTTCTATGCCAATAGCATCTTCTTCTTCGTCTATAAAAAGTTCTATTATATCCATATTATAACAATATTATATTTATTTTTTTGTTTTAAATTGACGCACCTTCTACAATGTTACGTTCTAATGATTGTGCAGTACTAATATCTGACGATACTACAAATGCTTTTACAGGTTTTTGTTCCTGACCGCTTATTGTTTGTGCTAATTGATTTTCAGGTGCTGCCCCTACTACATTAAATGCAGGTGCTGCTGGTGCTGAACCAATCGCACCTCCACCTCCACCACCCATCGGGCTTGGTACACTTAAAATAGATTGTATTTGTTTTGCTGAAAATGCAGCAGCTAAACCTGCCTGTACAATAGGATATGCAGGAAAGGCTAAAGTTATTGGGCTTGATTGTGCAGTTGTGTACGCATTTTGCACACCCTGAATACCACTTATTGTAGCACTTGCTAATGCTGCTGCTTTGCCTATTGCTGAACCTTCGCCTGCAAGTTGACTTATTTGGTTTAATGTATTACCTGCTACAGCTAATTTCATTTCAGAAGTTACTAAATCGTTTTTTCTTTCATCTTCTGCTTCAACCTTTTTTAATTCACCTAAATCAGCAACTTGTATTTTTTGCTTTTCTATTCCCTTTGCTTGTATTTGGTTTATGTCATCGCTTTGCTTTTGTATAGCTGACAATTCCGCAGCACGTTCTGCTGCTTTTGCATCAGCCTCCATTTTACGCAAACCAGAAGCAACACCTAATAGTTCTTTATTTTTAAGTAATCTTTGTTCTTCAAGTTGAATTACATTAGCTACTAATTGTGCTTCTTCGTCTAAATCTTCTTTTCCTGATTCACTTAACGTATTTTCTTGTATTTTAATATCCCTACGTAAAGCAGCAAGTGCAACTTCTTTTTTAGTAATTTCATCTTCCTTTGCTGCTGCTTGTTCTAAAAACCTTATTCTTTCTTCGTTTGTAAATTTATCAACCTCTGCAGCTTTAGTTTTTAGTTTGTTAATTTCTACATTTGTTTTTGCTCTTTCAACCAACAAAACCCTTTCTTGTTTATTAGCCTCTGCTATTTTATCTGCTAAATCACCAGCAAGTTCTAATTCTTTTCTTGTTTCATCGCCAAAGTTTAATACCCTTTCTTTTAATTGTTCAAAAGCATCACCAGCAGCATCAAAATTACCACTTAATGTTTCTAATACTACGTTACCTAAACTGTAAAAAATGTCGCCTACATTACCAGCAATAACACCTAATTGTTTAAGCATTTTTGAAAACCTATTTTGCCCTGTTTCACTTGCAGTAAAAGCTGATGTTACAGCAGCTATTGCTAAAACTAAAGCACCAATACCTGTAGAAATTATAGCGCCTTTTAAAGTTTTAAACCCTTTTGTTACATTTTTTAAACCACCTGCTAGCCCTTTAAATTTAGTTATAGCGCCACCAGTTACAGTATCAAGCTGTCCACCCATTTCTGAAAAATCATTACCTAATTGTTGCGTTTCTTCAGAAGTTTCTTTTGCCTGTTCACCTACTTCGTGTACGCCTTCGGCAACTAATTTTAAATCTTTTACAGATTGCCCTGTTTCGGCTATTACCTCAACTGTTACTTGTTTCTTTGCCATAGTTCCTGTCTAAATATATTAAATGCTTCACGTACAGATTCAGGTAGTTTATTTTTCCCTAAAGCTATTGCTGTGTATTCGCCTGTTTGCTTTTCTTGTTTTGCTATTTCTAAAAGGTTAATAATATTTTCTATCATTAGTAAAATAATTTAGGTTCTGTTACAACTCCGTTTATTACGTGTGCAGATACGCCTGTACTACCATTAGGACTACCGTCTAAATTATAACCCCAATAGGCATAAAATCCATCGTCTGCTTTTGCTAATGTACTTGCTGCTGCGTTGTATCGTATTTGTAAAAGTTTGTAAACACTAAAACCTTCCCTAAATGGGAAAACATAATCTGTAACTGCTGTTCTGTTGTTATGGAAAAGCCTGTCACCTGTAACCTTTGGTACATACGTTGGTTTTATCATATCTATAAACGAAACCTGTCTTTTTGCTTCTGTTTCTGCTATTGTTCTTGATGTTGCAGAATAACCCCTGTCTGTACCTGTACGTTTTCCTAATTCATTCTGTCCAAATTGAAATTGATTGCTTGTACCGTGTATTCCTGTGTTGTATTGATTGACACCATCTTGTAAAAACGTTGCAGATTGTCCATCTATAACAATAGGCACAATTTTAGAATAAAAATGCTGTGATAATACTGAACCTGAAACAGCATCGTTTCCAAAACCTGTAATGTTTTCAAGGTCTATTAGTGTTCCATCATAATGCATTATTCTAACGGTTTTTCTTTGTGTTACATTATCTGTAATTCTGTATCTTCTTACATCTGTTGTTTCTGTATAGCTATAACTAACAGTTGTTTCTTGGAAAAATACAGGGCTTATTGCATCACCAAAAGCAAAACTTGTATTGGTATTTGTTCTTGCATAAAATCTGTAAAATACCTGTGCGTTACTTAATCCTGTAACTTGATAGTTTACCTGTGGAGGTAATGTAAATTTATTATGTACTGTTGTTGGATATGAAATATTAGTTACACTAGCATTAGCTTTTAATGTGTCTATGTCAGTAGAACTTAAATCTGATTCTGTTGTAGAATAAAAGAAACCGTATTCATCTATCAGTTTTGTTGTGCCAATCTTACCTAATGTAGTTACATTAAATGCCATATAAATCGCACTTGATGTAGCTGTAGTTGGTGTAGCATATTGTATAATAGGTGCGGTAACTTCTAAAGGCACGTTTTCTTCTACTAAATTAGGTTTGTTTGGCAATGATGTATCTTCTGGTACTACATCTATAGTTGCTTTACTTACTAAACCGTCATTACGTGCTGACTTATCTACTGTAATTGCACCATCATCTGCTGTGTATATATTACTGTCGGCAGTTAAATCTAAAATACCTGTTTCAATAAAACGTGCTGGTATTATTTGTTCTTTGTCAGTTGTAATATTTATCAGTTCAACATCACTTAATAAGGTTTCAAAGTTTGTAACTATTTTGTTAATCTTGTAAACCTCATTAAATACTATAAGCCTATCAGCTAAAGAATATTCATGCAGCATACTAATAGGCAGATATGCCTTTAGTTTTGTGAGCCTGCGCTTAATATCAAATATTTCTTCTATATAGGTATTGTAAAACTTTTTAAATAATGTGTCGTTAAAAGCTACGCTTGGTGTGTATTCGTTTACTTCTGCATTAAAGTTTATATTCTGCCCTACAGTAACACCGCTTACTGTGCCAAATAAATTCATAGAATTAGACGGCACAAAATATGTAGGTTTTAGCGTTAAACCACCTGCAAGGTTTACAACACTTAAACCTGTGCCACCTGCTAAGACAGGATAAAATAACAAAGGCTTTCCTGCAAAAGAACTTTGCTTGTCATCTACAGCCCATCCCCATTGTATAAATGTGTTATTGTTGTTATTTGCATCTACAAGCCTTTCATATTTAAAATGTTTAACCTAACTGCATTTATAGACAGAGATAAAAATGTAATTATTTCAACATTAGATGACTACTATGCAAGTAGTACAACAACTTGGGATATTACAAAATATGTAGATAAAGAAACAAGCATTGTAAATTCTGTATTGCCTTACAAACAAATTAACTTTCAGTACGAAGGCACAGATAGCTTTTTAGCAAGTAACCATTTTTCACAATATCGTAAAAAGTGGGGAGGGTTAAAGTACGATGCAAGG